CTGGCTACAAGCTAGACCTTGCTGAGAATGTCTACCTAGATGGTCGAGTAAGCTGGGGCTATGATGACCAGTTTGAAGGCACTGATCGCCGTATCACTGCTGGATTCGGCCTTAAGTTCTAGATACCCCAAAATCTAGGCATAAAAGAACCCCCGTAGGAATCAACCTGCGGGGGTTTTAGTTTGTCTGGACTAATCTTATTTCTTAGTTAGGAGTGTTTTGATTAGCCATCCGATAGGGTTGAAGATGGTCCTTAGTATCTCACCGGGAGATGGAAGTATCCAACCCAAGATCAACAGGCCAAGCATAACCCAATTCGTGTTAGTGATGTTTATGATACCAGCTAGGGGTACAGCGTCTCCTGCTACTTCTGCAAGTATCTCTGTAGCCTGTTCAATCTGAGCATTACCAGTAGACTCAGCTAAGAGCGTAGCGCCCTTTGTGGCTAAGCCTATTCCGGTACAGGCGGTCAGAGTGAACAGGACTACGAACAGGGCTGCAAGGATTCTAGTGGTTATCATAGGGCTGTCTCCGAAGAAGCTCTTGAAGGTGCAAGATCGTTGTCTTTGCTTCAGCTAAGGCTTCACGGAGTTCGCCAATTTCTCTGAGTAGTGATTCTTTTTGGTAGTTCAACTTCCCTACTTGTTCGGATAGGGTATCAATCTGGTCCTGCAATGTCCTACGGAACTCCGATCTACGCTCATGCTCTTGTTCGGTCCTCGCTTGAAAGAAGCGCCAGATACCCGCAGAAGATAGAAGTGCAACAATGATTGGCACCCCTACCATGCTCAAGAACTCAATGACCATCAGGTCTCTCCTTTAACTCGAAATGGGGGTAGTCCTTGAAGGTACGCCAGTCACCTCCCCAGACTATCGGAATGTCAAGTATGTCGGATGCTTCTTTCATAGCCTCTGCAATAGGCAGGAAGGCTTCTTTATCCCATGTCACAGGGATTGGTACTACATCAACTGCATGGCCTGTCAGATGCTTAGAGTTCATCGTCTGGCTCTTGCCTGTCTCGTAGTAGTGTCTTTGTTCTTCTATTGTCCTCAGACCATCAGTAATCTCAAATGGAACCTCTGATAGAAGTCTAGCAAGGAAAACAACTTCATACAAATCTATATGAATTTCTGCTAAATGCTGCTCAGATCGCTTTGAGAAACCCCCCTCGTGGGAAACAGACCCCCCATCGTGGGAAAGTGAGTCCGTCACCCAGAAGAGGCTGAAGAGGGCTACCCAGAAGGTTGCGATGAAAGTTACGAGGGTGGCTCTGGCCATACTACATTCCTTGGGTCTGTGGTGTTAGCTGGTAGGTCTCGTAATTGTTGACGATACACTGCCCAAGCTGCGCTGTCAACTGGTGCGTCTGGTACTTGAGTCCAGTCAGAGTTATTTAGCAGTCTGCGCCTAGAAAGTCTAAGCTCCCTCCAAGCCTTTTTAATAGCTTCCGCAACTAACTGATCTTCGGGTATATCAGTAAGAACTCCTTCTGAAACCATTTTCCCGGTAATGTCGCCTTCCTTGACAAGAGCAGCCTCGTTATCTTCCAAACTGCCTTCTACCTCATCTTCAAAACAAGACATTATTCTTGTGATTTTGCCTGTAGTCTTCTCGTATATGCAATATGTAAGCTTCACCTTTTTACCTCCGTTGCAGAAATATGAGCGGCCTCTGCTGTCATATCACCGCTACCGGAGGTTTGACACTCGGCTACTAGCTCGTACCTAACAGAACCAGCATTGCAATCTTCGTCTAGGTAGCTGCCAGAATAAGTTTCTCTAAGGGCTACAACCACGTTATTAAAGGTCTGAACATTATCGCTGTTACCAGATTGCGATCTTTTTAGATCAAACCTTATTCTTGGATCACCACTAAAAGTTTCAGATATTAACGCATCCCAAGACACTAGCACGTTTTCTCCGGTAGCAGTAAACTGAGCAGTCTGTGCTATTGTAGTGGTGGCGAAAGGTCCAGCAATGTTTGTGTTAGACGACAATTCACCTGATTGAGAGTTTGTAATGGCGTTGTTAATAACGTCAGCAGTATCAGAGCGTTTAGAAGTAGCACTAATAAAGCCTGAAGAAGGGAACATAGTTCCTAGATCAGCAGGAGTACCCGCATTGTCGTAGGCTTGAGCCAGAAGGTAGTAAGTGACATTGGGATTGACGCTAAAAGAATGTGACTCTCCTACTACATCTACATACTGCCCTATATTCCAAGAAGCAGAGGTGTTGTAGTAGATTCTAGTAAACCCATAGCTGTCGTTTACTGGATTGGTCCAAGTGGCATTAATAGTGCGGATACCACCCTCTGCTGTCAAACCAGTAACGTCATCAGTACCAGTAACACCCCCACCTACAACAACCTCACCCAAAGCCCCCGGTAGGTTAGTGTTGTCAGACTCAAAGCCTGTAGTGTTCAGTTCCTCATCATAGGTCGTATCGGTGGTCTCACGAAGCACTAGGTTGACACTTAGCTGATAGTCCTCAAGACTAAGGCTCCATGCTACAACCTCAAACAGCTTGTCAGTCCAGCCAAAGCGAGTGTTAGTGATGTTTACGTTGTCACCTACTTGTAGTCCAAAGGCACCAAGCCCGAAGCTACCAGTAATAGTAATCTGACTACGGTTCTTCTCTAGGGCAATAGTGGCCAGTCTCTGAGCCTCTTCGGGAGTATCAGTGAAGGGCAGTGCCAAGTCCATAGTGCTTTCTAAGCCACCATCAATAGTGACAAAGTTAGTAGCAGTGACCGTAGGGTAGTCAGTGAACTGGTAGTTGGTCTTAGGCCCTTTGAAGGTGCCTCGTACAGCATTAAAGTTGTCTCGACGGGAGTGTCGTGTTGCTACAGACAAAGGAGACCGTAGGTCATCCTCAGTCAGCGTTATCGTAGGTGCTACATACTTGCCAGCTTTAAGACGCCACTTGCCCTGTGCATACCACAGGTATCCAGCACAAGAGGTCATAAGCTGTGCAATAACGTCTACAGGAGGCTGAGAGGTAGTCCAAGCGCCATTACAGGTGTATCTCTTAGGCGCACTTGTGTCCCAGTCAACAGCCTCACAGATACCAGCAGCAGTGCCTACAAGAGTATCATCAATGTTAGAAGCAGACTCACCAAGGCCATAGACACTGTTAGTCAGAAAGTCTCTTACGGTAAGTGCAGGATTGTCTGACCACTCCCAAGTGCTTTCCGTATTCGCTCGGTGAGTTGATACCCCAAGGCTAGAATCATAGACAGGAGACGTACTGTCTTTACGAGGATCATAAACCTTTTTACCCTTGATAAGGGCAGTGACCTCTGGTAGTCCCTCGTCCCATACGTCCTCTGCATACTCAAAGACAATAGCCAAGTGTGCAATACCAAGCAGCCTGTGGCTAGAGGTCCAGTCATCACTAAAGTTACTGAGGCTTTGTCCGTCTAGGCTTGTTGTGTGTCCACCAGTTATTTTACGGACTTGAAGGTAGTTGTTAAATTTGGTTGTGGTGTTGCCAACTACATCCTCGCCCTTTTCATTAATCTCTTGAGCGTAGTTGATATTAAGGCCATTGAAGACCAGCCTGTACTTACCACCAAGATACACTTCTTCAAAGGACTCAATCTCATGGCCAGCATAGGCAATAATACGACTAAGGTACTTGTTGCTGTTTGTATTGGCTAGACCACCAGTGCCATGAGCATCGTCAAAGACTACAACACCACCAACCTTAGTTTGGCCATAGACCACTTGATGATGTAGTGCTGCACCTCTGCGGTTGACGTTATAGCCACCAAACTTAGGCTCTGCGGCACTAGGCCCCATAGCGCTAGAGAGTGCATCTGCTGTGGCTTGCTTGGCAAGGTAGCTGCTGGCAAATCCGCCAACAAATCCTACGGCACCAAGAGCCAATGCACCAGCAGGGCCACCAGAGATAAATCCTTGGATAGCACCGCCAGCGCCACCAAGAAGACCTCCTACAAGGCTCTGACCCATATCAGTCTCCTATATACTTAGAGTAGATGCGCTCAACTAAACTGAACTTTAGGAACTGCATCAGATTATCGAAAGGCTTGTGGACCTTCGTATTAATAGCCAAGACTGATACACCATC